GTCAGTGCGCCAACCCATGACTGCAGTTCGCTCTTGAAAGCGATTCTCTTCATTAGTTTCGCGCATGTACAAATTGGGGTACGACTTGTTACGCAAACTCTGTACAGTCGTCAGGCCGTGGTTATTAACCTCAACGCCCACCAAAGCATCATTGTAGAATCGGCCAAGCATATACACTTGCTGCCCTAAAAGATCAGGGTCAATGTGGCCGCGCCAACGAGCAACGGTCTGCCAATTATCGACACGAATCACATCAATAACCGAGTAGTCATTTTCTTTTTTCTCAGATTCTTTATTCAATTTACCTTCGGAAACATCCACACCGATAGCGTACTTCATAGCCTCCTGGCGAATACCAGGTTGCCGCTTTATAGGTAATTCCCACAGTTTTAGTGGTGTCGGGTCCGTACCTTCAATAGCGACAGGTACCTCTTCGAAAATGTAGCGGTCTCGGCCTACGGGGTCAGGATTCGGCACTATCTGGCCATACTTGTGGCTAGGGTGATCATCGGCATACTGCCACATTTTAACCAGCATATCCATGTCGAATTTCGGTCGGCCTGATGCCAAAAATGCTTCCATATCGGTAGATGGGTATTCCTGGTAGAACTTTTTAGGATCGTCCAAAAACTCCTTCTTTTTCTCGCGCCGCCACATAATTTTGCGATCCCAACGCCAACGCTCATAACCCTTCTTTTCAAACAGCTCCAGTAGCTTGGCCTCTTCATCATCGTAATAACTGAGCCCCGTTTTCGGTGCTGGTAATTCATAGGCGTTGTGCTCATGCCAGGCGAAGAAAATAGCCCGTAAGTTAGATTTACCCTTTTTAGCATTGAACCAACTTTTATAAAAGAACCCACCTACACCATTGGCGGTGGACTCCAAAAAGACGAAGGTATTAGGGGCTAATGGTACGGCCTGCATGGATGCCGAAACGAAGTCGGCTTTAGCTTCCCAAAAGGCAACCTCTGAACCGTGCAAAAACTTAATGTTCTGTGAACGACCCTTACCCTCTTTGGCCACCATTGTTTTAATACTGGAGCCGAGCCCTGGGCTGCGCTCACCGCGTTCCTTGTACTCTTCCTTAATTTTATCCTCAACGTCAAACACAAGCTGCTTTTTGTTGTTGTACTTCCTAGACGGCTGGAACTCTAAGCGGCAGTTATCAAAATAGCGTTTGAACATGTCATAGAGCGTGTCAACGGCCTCTGTTTCATGGGCGATAATCACCGTCTTGACGTTGCGGTGGGTAGTCGTCCACCAAAAGCCAAGAGCCTCAATGACAGTACTGAGCCCCATCTGTCGCGCTTTTAAGATAATGTAGCGGACTGGCACCCCAGCCGCGATATCCGCCAAAACAAGCTCTACAAGCTTACGCTGCGCCCAGTTAAAGACAAACGGAATGATCTCACCCGTGTCTTTATCTTCGATCATCAGGTTACGTTCAGTATAAATTTCGAAGTCGTCGGCAATAACACGAATGACGGCATTAACCGCATCCTCTTCAAGTAACTGGGTGTAGTTAGGGATGCGGCTTAGAATAGTACGTCGGGTAGTTTCTGAGAGTTCTTGGGCCATTTTTTGCCTTTTGGTATTAGCGGATCAGCAGGGAATTTTTTGTTAAATTCATCAACTAGTCCTGGTTCATCTAACTGGTGTAGTGGATGATATTTTTTCGGGTCTACTTTTTTAAGTATAGCCCATGCCATGATATCGGCGGCATTATCAGTAGCGATTTGTACGAAAGCCGAGTAATTGCTAATCAGCTTACGCGTTTTAAGCTGCGGCGGCCGTAAGTACACATTCACCCGCTTGGCTTCGGTAATATCTTTGGGGATACCCTTTGGCATTAGAAGTCCTCTTTAGTGTCGATGGCCTCTAACGGTAGTTCCGTTGGGTTAGGGTAGAACAGTTTGAATTTTGCAACGCGGCCAGGATTATTCACCTTAGATTTTATAATCGTAGCTTCAACTTCTTGGCCTAAAAAGACATGGGATTTGCTACCTTTTTTAGCTTGCGGAAAGCGCCATGACTTCGCGGACCGCAGTTGCACAATAAGACTGGCTTGGAAGGGTATACCCGTACCGCCAGGCGTGTAGGTATCAGGGTACGGCGTACCGATTACGTCGCGGACCTGGTTAATAAACACCATAGCCGTATTGGTCCGCTTTAAATCCATGGCGATTAACTCGACTAGCTTATGAATGATAAAAGCTTTTTGACCGATGTTCTTACTGGTTATATCACTAGCTTCTATAGTTTTGGTGCTCGTCATCGGCACCGAATCGAGCACGATAATATCGTACTGGCCGTTTTTAGCGCCGACCCTAATAACTTCACTGATATCCTCGATATAATTCGACTCGTTGTAAAGCGTAAAATTCTTGGCCTCAATTTCTAAATCCACCAAAAGATGTGGATTGAGAGCTGCTTCTGCGTCAATATAAAGCACTTTGCGGCCTTTTAAGCCTTTAATCATGTTCAGACACAACGTAGTCTTTCCCGCACCGTAGCGGCCCTGTATTTGCGTTATACGGCCTCGTGGGATCATAGTCAGCGCGTCAAAGTCGGGCATACCCGTAGGAATCCACTCAACTTTCGCTACCCCCATTTTTATAAACGCCTGTAAGTTTTTCTCACGATCATACGGTTTGGAGTCCGACGTAGGAGTTGCACCTACCTTGCTCTTTGAATTTTTGCTCTCAAGCATTCCTGGCTGCAGATCGGACACATCACTACCCCGTGCCGCTTCAACACGGCATTTCGACGAACAATACTTAGCCGTCTTCCGCTTTGCGTCAAACTCCTCTTTACAGTTTTCACAAATCTTTTTCATGCGACTCCATCTGGTAGATCAGGTACTACCGAAAAGCGGGCGCGGCGCATGGCGTGTACCTCTTCACCCAACTCAACCTCTTTAGTTGCTAATAACTCACCGATACGCTGCTGAACCTGATTCAAGTCCAATTGCAAGCGCCACTCCATTTCTAATAAAAAATCCATTTCTGTTTTTATTTCTGCCATGAAGTTAGCGTAACAAGTTAGCGTAACAAAAACAAGTTAGCGTAACAAAACGGTACACGTATTTGATCCGAGTCATAGTTGGGGATGCCGTATTGCACGTTCGGCGACTTATTTAAAAGGAATCCGCGCCCATACCGCTGTTACTGGGCTGTAGCTGTAGTCGATGCCACTTGCCTGTCTAAAGTCTATCAGACGGGCTGTACATGGCTCATAGAGGTATATAAGAGGTAGTGTTTTAAAAAATATACTGGAAAATTTTTATAGGTCGAAGAGAGGATGGGGGTAGGGTAACTGCTCACTACGTTCATAAAACTGCCTGTCAAGCTGCACCACAAGTCGTCGTGTACCCCCATGCCGTTTTGAAACGCCGTCAATGATACCCAGCCATCAAACTCTAACCTTGCAATGATGGCATAAGTTAGCGTAACACCACCCCATATATAGCGTAGGGAACTGTTACGCTAAGACTGTTACGCTATCACCCCTGATAGCAGTGTCGTAGAATGAATAGTGTGCGACTGTACTGTTACGCTAAGCACCAAAGAAAGTACGGCTGTTACGCTAAAAACGCTTTAAAACGGCTGTACGTGCGTCTAATCTAAAAGGTTCTGAATATTAGCTTTTCCGACCAAAGAAATAGACTTTTTAGTAGCTTGACCCCTGATATGATCAACAGCGTATTGTGCTGCTTTCAGTGCTGTTTTTTCATCAGGGCTTGCAACAATCTCACCAATTCTATTTATCGCGTCAATTCCAATAGCCTGTAACTGCTTATCTATAAAAAGCTCTGCGCTCTCTCCCTTGCTTTTCTTGGCTATATTAAATGCTCGCCTTCCTGGATCACGTACAGAAGGAGTCATAGCGCGTACTGCCGCTGAGCCATTGCCAAGTAATGCGGTCAATGCTTCAAGCCCTGCAATCTGTTCAGGTGTGATTTTATGATACTGACGCTTTTGTTTTTCTGTTGTTGACATATGTGAATTATATCATGCTGAAAAACGGCAGCAAGGCGGTGTGTATATCATTATTGCCGCGATTGTGGCGAGATATACACGTTACAAAGCTAAATTGTTAATGGTTAAGTGATGATTTATTACTTATAATTATACGCTACTAACAGAGGTAAAACAAGCATTTTAATAGAGTTATACACAGCCTTATGTAAAAGGTATTGACATGCTGCTTATGGCGTGATAGTATGTAAACAGTCAATTGTTACACGGCAAGCGACACATCGAACGGAACAGCTAGCAGTAGGTGTAAGCCCTAAACTACAAACAGCAAGCTACTAGCTCAACCATTCGAACTAACAGGGAATAATGGCTAGGCGTTAAACCTAGCCACCCTACCAAAACAAAAACACTAAAAGGAGCATAATAAAATGATTATGTTTGTACACTACAGCACTAAACGAATTGAATCACGCGCACCACGCAAGATCATTCACAAGGGGTAAATCATGGAATACGAGTTGACTAATGGCAGTACGCCAGTAGACAAATTCATTAAGTCATTACTAAATAAATCACTCGCGGTCTAATTGACCAGATTAAGGAAAAATCATTATGGATACTCAACAAGGAGAACCCGCAACTTACGAGCTGCACCCACGTTATGATACTCGTGCCAGCTTTTATGGCAAGGCACGCATTGAAATCAACGAAGACGGAACCAAACGACTTTGGAGCTACGATACACATGTGGCTAGTATCAAAGGCGGTAAACCTATGGTGTTTGACACCTATAGCGTAACTACCTTGCGCCACATCAAGGAATTTCTAAAGCAAAATGGCTTTAAAGCTGATAATAGCAAACAAATCATTGCCGATTATGGCGAAGGTGCACCAATACATCAGGAGGTAAAATAATGCGTAAATCCACCAAAGTACTGCTGTTAATCATAGCATTACTAACCTTCGGAATTGTAAGCGCGCAGCTAGCAGTTCACAACTACAAAAACAACTGTGAGATCATCGGCAATAGCCAGGGTCAGAAATGGCTAGAGTGTAACCTATAATGACACGGATAGCACAAGTAAAAGACTTTAACGCAATCGTTGACGTAAGTGGAATGGATAAAAGTTATTGGATGACAACTGGCAGTGGCACAATGCACGAACCATTAAGAAAAAAAGGTTGGGTATTATTCCAATCACCTAAACTTGGCGATAAACACGATTTTGCAAAATGGTACCCTAATAAACAAGAAGCTGAACTAGCTTTAACAGTAATGGTCTAACTATTTAAGGTAATCTATGAAAGAATACCCTGTAACATGTTATTGTGGCTCACCAGCTCACCTAAGAAACAACAGCCTATTGTACGGTGGTAAAAGCTTCGGCAACGGGAAAGCATACATCTGTGATCGCTTTCCCGTATGTCGCGGCTCAGTCGGTGTACATCCAAACGGTAAGCCACTAGGCAATATACCTGATGAACAAACCAAAGCTATGCGCCGTAAACTACACGCCATTGTTGACCCGTTATGGCAAAATACTAGCTATCACTCGCGCAAAAAAGCACGGGGCAAGGTATACGGCTACTTACAACGCATTTTAAAACTCAGCCCGCAAGAATGTCATATTGGTAATTTTGACGCTGATATGTGCCTTAAAGCTATGGCTGCAATAAGAGAAAACCCATTTGAGGAACGACATGTATAAACTTAGAGATTACCAGATAGATGCTAGTAACGCAGCCGTCGAAGGACTCACCAAAGAAAAACATCCGTTTATTATCCAGGCTGCTACTGGTGCGGGTAAGTCACTGATTATAGCTGACATCTGCCACCGTATTAACCAGCCGATACTGATACTGCAACCCTCCAAAGAAATACTGGAGCAAAACTTTCAAAAACTACTGAGCTATAACCCAAACCTAGATGTTGGCATTTATAGTGCTAGTAAGGGCCGTAAAGAGATTGCTAAATTCACCTTTGCCACCATTGGCAGCATTTACAAGCAACCAGAGAAATTTGCACACTTTAAGTATGTTTTGATTGATGAGTGCCACGGTGTCAACCCAAAGCGCGAAACAGGGATGCTCACTAGCTTTTTAAAAGCCATCAACTGTAACCATGTTTGTGGTTTGACTGCCACACCTTACCGCATTGATACGCTATGGACTCGTGATAATTGGGGCATCCTAAGTGCTACAGCTAGCCTCAAGATGGTAAACCGCATTAGCCGCACCCCATTTTTCCGTAGCATCAAGTACAAAATCGAAACGGGTGATCTAATCGAAGCAGGCTATTTATCACCAATTGAATACTTTACAGATAGCGTTGAGCTTGATGATCTAGTAGTCAACACAACTGGCGCTGACTTCACCGATGAGAGCATGAAGCGCTACTGGAACCAGAAGCGTTTAAGTAGAATTGCGGCCGCGGTGCGCTATTCTGATGAAAATAATAAGCGTACCCTAATATTTTGTGCCAAGATTAGTCAGGCTGAAAAGGCAATGGCGATGGTGAAAAATATGGGAATTAACGCAGTCATGGTGACGGGTAAGACTCGGTTACGCGATAGGGAACAAATTATTGCTGATTACCGCGCTGGACGCGTAAAGCACTTGTTTAACGTCGGCGTATTTACCACAGGCTTTGATGTACCTGAACTCGATTGTATCGTTATGGCACGGCCTACGATGTCTCTAGCGCTGTATTACCAGATGATAGGCCGTGGTGTACGTTTAGACCCTGAAAACCCATTAAAAGTACTGCAAGTGTACGATCTAGTCGGCGTGGTTGAAACACTCGGCCGCGTTGAGACTATCCGAGTGTTGAAAGAAAAGGACGGCTGGCGTGATGAAGTATGGTCAGAGGTTGGCCGCATGGATGCTTGTGAACTGTACAGTTTTGTAGTTAAGAAGAAAGCTAGGAGCATAAAATGAGCTGGGCTGAAGATAACGGTTACGATATGTACGATGGTGATGAGATTGATCAGTCACCACACTTCGAGTATGAATCTGGCTACTGGGAAACTAAAGACGGCCGACGAATACCAATCAGAAAAATGGATACCTACCACATGCTAAATTGCATCAAGTGGCTAGAGAAGATATTAGCTGAATACCGAGATCAAATTGAACATGACAGTATTTTGGAAATTGAGGCAAAAATCGAAGAATTTCAGGATGAATTACAGCATCGTAAAAAAGCATTGCTAAAAGGCAAAGGAAGTTTCTAATGGCAAAAAGTACCGAACACTATGATCTCATGATTGAGATTCTAACCAATAACCAAAAGTCTCAGATGACGGGTATACCACCAACAGATAGCGATAAAGAGTTGATCATTCAGCTTTTACAGTTTAGCGGCGCTGATTTGTCGGCCGAACAAATGCAGCTAATTCGCACTTTCAATTTTGAGAGTCTTACCCGTGCTCGACGTAAGTTACAACAAGCAGGTGAATATCTGCCTATTTCACATGAAGTTTGGAAGCAACGCCGACTAAAAGGTTGGGAGTTACAACAGGTAACACCATCCGAAACTGCTACTGGTATGCAACGAAGGATTGAACAAAACACATGAAAAATATCTGGTGGATTGGGTACTACCTAATGCTAACCGCGTTAGTGTATCTGTTAGCAGCTTGGGGTATACCAAAACTAGTATCATGGCAGGTAAATTGCACACCACATATAGCGTCTGGACAACATAAAAGGTTTGAATTATGCTTTTAATACTGACTTCAACTATCAGAGAACAAATTAAAAAGCGCTCTGCTGCAACAGAGGCTTTTAGGAGAAACTTCAACTATCTGAAGTTTACCAAAAGCCCCAACTGGCTGTCAAGAGCACCAAAAGAAAGAGGTTAAAATGGAAAACAGCCTAGAGCGGCCAACCTATTATGGTGTCATGCCCGCAGATGTTCGTTATGATCCTGACATTTCTGCAAGTGCAAAAATACTATTCGTAGAAATAACCGCGCTCTGTAACATGACTGGGATGTGTTGGGCGACTAATAAATATTTTGCGAAGCTTTATGGAGTTCAACCAACGAGAATTAGCGTTTGGGTTAAGCAGCTTGAAGCCAAAGGTTTTATTTCCACTAGAGTTATCGACGGCGGTTTAAGGGGTATTGATATAACCAAAGACCCTTACGCAAAAGCAGAAGCCCCCCTTCTGCAAAAGCAGAAACATAATACCAATACTAATAATAAGTCTTTTGTGGAGTTACAGAAATCTTTGTTAGCTTTGGTGAATGAAATTACAGGTCGTAGTTTCCGTACCTTACCTGAACGCGGTACTAAGAAAACTCTTGATGCTTTTACTTTGGAGGAAATTAAATTAGCACTCCGCGCCCTCGTCGCCGACGACTGGCATTCCGAGCGGGTCAAGGAATTTAAGATTGATTACCTGATACGGGCCACGACGATTGACAAGTTTTTAGCCATTGGTAAAGATACGCTAGGCAGCAAACAGTCAGTAACTATCGAAAATCAAGATGAAATGGTAAGACGCAGAATGGGTGGGGTGTAATGGGATTATCAAAACAGATATCAGTCATTGGTGATTTTTATGAAAAAGCTATGGAAATTAACAAAACTTGGGGCCGCACTGATCTTTACAGCACAGGTCAGGATGTGCTTGACAAATATTTCGCTGGCGGCTTCGGTCGTAAGAACGGTTATGAAATTGTGTTGCTCTATGGCCCCACGGGAGTTGGTAAGTCAACTGTAGCCCTGAATTTTCTAGCGCCCGCTATCAGGAATGGCACAAAGGTAGGGCTATTGGTTCTCGAAGATGACATGGCCGATGTCAGCAACCGCTTAGCCCAAATCCTAACTCCGAGTGAGTATCGAGCCATGAACAGTGGCGATACTGTTTGGTGCTTGCCTGAAGGTGAGCTTACAAAATCTTGGAGTCTCGACGATCTGCTGAAGTATATCCAAGACTGGTTTGACGCTGGTATTGAGTTGATTTTACTCGATCACTTGCAATTTGCCTTTGAAAATGCAGAAATGGCTAAACAGGAAAATGAATACATTGCGCAACGAGTATTTATGCAGAAGCTTAACCAGTTAATGAAGCAGAACAAAAAGACCATTATTTTGGTGAGCCATGTGAACAAAAAAGCTGGTGCCAAGGGTATGGATCAGATTGTGGGCTCAAGTGCTATTTCACAAGCTGCCACCAAAGTTATATCGGTGTCGGAAGAAAAAAATGTTGATGATACCATTCGGTTGCAGTTGCAGAAATCACGCTTTACAAAAAAGCCAAACTTTCACTACTGTATGCTCATGGTTGATAGTAAGTTGGAACCAATAGTATGAAAGGGAATTATGAGGAAGATAAATTTACAGAAAATGATGTGCTTATGGAGTTGGACCGCGCGGGACTCAAATATTTTAATAAGGGTCGCTATCTCCTTTCGCAATGTCCCATGCATGATGATAAACACCCATCGGTACAAATCTATAAAGATGACTGGTTTGTCAACTGCCACGCGGGATGCGGACGATTCCACATTACAAAAGCCTTCCCTTCATTACGCGAAAATCAACAACAGCCTGTATATAGCGAACGGGGTCGATCCAATAATTCGATTCGACGGGAGCAAAAAGTGACTGAGCACAAATACAAGCAGTTTGATCTTATGGCCGATTGGGAGAAGATGGAATTACTACCTGAGTTTCATTTGCACGGTGTACCCAGTGATGTGCTCAATGACATGGGCTGGCGTAAACATAACCATAGTGTTTTTATTCCTTATTTCAGTGCTAGCAAGGGTTCAATTCCGTTTGCGCAATACCGTCATTTGCAGGGTGATGTCCGCTTTACTATGCTCAAAGATGCCAAGCCGACCATGTATGGTACTTGGAATTTGGATAACGACAAATTATTTTTGGTGGAAGGCACGAGTGATGCGGCTGTGCTTGAATATTGCGCTGTGCCATGGATTGCGGCCCCGTCAGCGGCTTCTGGCGAGTTAGTTAAGGCATTTGCCATGTATTGCAAAGAAAACGGCATACAGGTCGTCTACGCGGGCGACAACGATACTGCAGGCGACAAGCTGCGTGAGGCTTTGGATGAGATTTTACCGTACAGAGTAAAACAGGTGCCGACGAAATATAAAGATTGGGGCGAGTTTTTGGAAGCCACCGATGTTGAGACTGTGCAGGATTATGCCTTTGAAGAATTGTTTGGTAAGAAGTTACCTGCAAGCATCCCATCTGAAGTGTCGTCGAACTGGCCAGGAGCCGAAGAAATAAAAATGGCTGATCCCTTCGAAAGTAAGGAGCCTGCGAAGGTTCAGCCACAGTTACTATTTTAGCTTATCCACAAGCATTGTAGAAAGTGCTTGACAATACGTTTATGGTATGCTAAGGTGATTTTAAGCAGTAAGGAGCGAACTATGTACGATTGGCAAGTTCAAATTCAACAACCAGGCTATACACAAGAGGTAGAGGTTTATATTTTTCGACAATATCTACCCGATGAGCGACAGTTTTTAATCAAAGGCGGCACTGAGACTAAAGCCGTAAAGAAAATTGAAAGACCTATTCGAACTGACGAGTTAGTTTTTTGTCTGTTACCTGACCAAGAAACTGCAGCACTATTACTACAAGCCCTTGAAAAAAAGGGATTCCCATCACCAAACAACAACTTTGTTGCAGGTGAATTGATAGCTACTAAAAAACATCTTGACGATATGCGTTCACTAGTTTTTAAGCAACCAAAACCACTTGTTCTGAAAAAGGAAAAATACCATGAGTAAGCCCTTTAAACAAACTCACCGCGCTATGGCTACCAAGCGCGAAGAAATAACTGATCTATTCGGGGATGTGTACCAAGAAGTTGACCCTGAAACTCACAAGTTCGTGTTCCGTGTTGGCCGTGTCTTAAAATTCAACTACGAAGGCTCAATCACCACCATCAAAGTTACCAAGATAGACCGAAAGGCTAAGCGAATGTGGGGTGTGCATATTGAGTTAGTTGATCAGCGAATAGTTCGGATGCACTACGGCCATGAGGTTGATTCTGATCAAGTGCCACCTATGTGTTTAGATTGCCAAGTACCTGTCACTGAGCCTGCAACTGAGGACGGTGAGAAAAAATATTTAGATAGAAGGGATAATCATTTTGAAGACGGAACCCCAATACCCCAATTTAGCGAGTAAATGGCTGATGGCGGACCGACAACACCAAAAGCGATTAGCTGCTAATGTAGTTACAAATCTAACTACTGTGCCAGATATCCGTAGTGCTAGTTGGCAGGCAATATTTATGCAGTACGCTTTCTATGGCCATCTACTAGAAGATTACAGTGATATAGCTGAGCGCTTTGAGCTTCAGCTACCGCTCCAAAAAAATGAACCACCGCGGACCATGCCAGGTGACGTAGTAACAGTGGCGGATGCGGGTTACTACACTTTCGTAAATACGATTATTCGAGAGGTAAAACAAATTAACAATCACATTTTGGTGCTTGAAGAAGAAATTGTTAGGCGTAATCAATTGATAGGAGTTATGGGATGACTGTACGCGATAGAATTATGGATAAGTATTGGATAGAATTTTTGGAAAGTGATGAATTCAAGGACTGCCATAACCGTTATGAATATGCCACTCCTCTAGAAGCAACATTTTGGGGTTGGTTTAAAAATAGGGCAGAAAAATCGACACTCAAACCATTAGCAGAGTATTTATAATCTACTTGACAGCGCGTTTATGGTATGCTAACCTGACAACAATAACGAAGTAAGGAGCGGTATGGAAAACGAACAATTTACACAAATAGTTGCTGAACAAGCAAAGCTATCTGAATCTGAAAAGGTAGCGGAATAATGAATATTGAGATTGAAATACTGAAAGCAGAGTGGCGTATTGCAGATTTAAAGGACCGTAAATATCTTACAGAAGCTAATAGCAAAGATTATACTAAAAGCCTAATCGCTACAATCAAAATGAATGCTCAAATTTCTATTAAAAAACAATTGGAACTTCATATTGGTCGAGAAATAATGAAAGAAGTAAAATAATGGCATTCAAAGACATAACAAAAGTTCTGTACGATGGGAAGATAAAGCTTGATTATCTCGACAAATCACACCGCTACTACATTCGTCACCGTGAAAACTGGGATTTACCCGAAACTGATAAAAAAGCCTGGGGTAAGGCTACTCGGCCAACTGGTGTAACCACTATTCTTGGTGACACTCTTGAGAAAAAAGGTTTGATGACCTGGCCTATGGGAATGGCATTGTCTGAGCTATTTGGCTTCTATGATTTCACCAATGAAAAGGGTGAGCGTATGACTGGTTTTTCTGCTAAGAATGGAGGCGGTACTCTATGGGGAAAAGATGGCTTAGCACCGCTATCGAAAGAAGAAGCTTTACCGTTTATTCTATCCGCTAGTAAAAACTGGCAACGTAAACAAAAGAAAGGTGCTGATATCGGTTCAGTCGTTCACGATGCCATCGAACACTACATCAAGGGCGAAGAATTTGATATTGCTGAAGCTTATAACTGGGCTATCAAAGACGCATTTCCGATTCCTAAACCTGGTGAGGATGACCCCGATGAAGCAGATCGTAATTTAGCATTCCAAGAAGCACCCGCTGATATTGAAATGGCTACTAAAGCTTTTAGCCGCTTTAAGATTTGGTGGTTGGAAACTAAGCCCGTTCTATACGGTGCTGAAGAGATTTTGTACTCTATGGAATATGATTACCCTGGCACCTACGATGCTGATTTAGGGATTCCAGTTGAACATCACCCGATTTATAAGGATAAACCACTTTACGAAACTATCATTACCAAAATGAGACAGGGTAAAGGGATCAGGATCACACAAACTGAGACAACAGATAAGCTCAAAACTCATGTTCGTTGTACGACAGACTGGAAGACTAGCAATGCTAGTGTAAATACCGATGCTGCGGCACCAGAAGGCGTGTATTACAGTTATTTCATTCAGGATGCTTTCTATGAGCTTATTCGCCGCGAAATGGGCCACGAGCCCGCAGATGACCTTCTAGTGGTATCTGCCCGTAAGGATGGTGAGTTTAGCTTGGTGTATGCCAGTGAGTGTGGTTTGACTGTTGATGATTGTTTGAAATGGGCCAAAGCAGTAATTCTCTGCTTCCAGTTGATGAAAAAAACCAAGAAAGCACTCTTGGCACACGCAGAGTTACCACAAGGTAAAAATAACGAAACTAAGGAGGCATTCTAATGTTTGTGCGAAAAGAAACTCTTCAGGGATTATTATTTGATATTGAGAGGCTTGAGCATCGGATTGAACGACTTGAGCACAAACAGCTAAAACACGGTAAAGGTATTGGTAAGCTATACGAAAAAATTGATTCTACTGAAAAAGATATTGAAAACTTACAAGAACACGTTGGTACTCGTCGTGGTTTTAGGTTTTTCAATATTGACATAATCAAAACTTTCTATGATCCCATCTATACCACTAAGCGGGAGGCCAAATCATTCAGTTTAACCGAAAAGATTGATGCAATTATGGGATATTTGGGGCTCAAGGAAGAGGTAAGCGCCGAAACCAAGTTAGTCAAGGTACCAGCAACTAAGAAGAAGGGAACTAAGTAATGGGTAAAAATCGTAAATTTAAGAACAGCTACTTGGTAACTATCGAGGGAACAACTACAAACGGTTTCCAGGCTGAATTGTTCCATAACCTAGTACGAGCTATTGGTACAGCCTTTAGCGTAAATAGCCAACAATGTTCTGTTAGCAGCAAAGTAATCAGTACTGAAGGTGATTTTGATGCAGAACTTGGCAAAATTAAGCAGGAGGAAAAGTAATGTCACGATCTAACCCAACAGTAAAAAACCCAGCAACGCGCTTTATGCAATGGCGCGGCGGTGAAGAGGGTGGTGGTCGTATCACCTATTACGACAAGGAAACCCAGGAAGAAATCGAAGTGCCACTACCGTTTAGTTTCCTGGTGCTCGATGAACTCCAAACACTTACTGGTTTCAATGATGCTCAACAATCAGGCTATTGGAGTAATGAGGTTCGCAATTCTAACGGCCTTTTGGTGGCCCGTACCAAGCAGGGAATACAGGCTCGTGGTACTTACCAACAAATCAAAGAAATGGGCTTAAATGGGCTCAAATTCGCTCAGAGCGTGTATGTAATGTTCAAAGACGAGACTGGCGAGTTCCAAATTGGTAACTTCAAGTTTTCTGGTGCAGCTATGAGCGCATGGATCGACTTTAAAAAACAGTTCGATATCGACAAGTGCGCTGTATACATCACCAATGAGCCTAAAAAGGCTAAGAAGGGTCGTAACACTTACTTCATCCCTGTATTTGAGGGCCAAAATGTTACCGATGCGACTGAAGCTGAAGCACAACGCCTGGACGAACAATTACAGCGCTACCTCAACACTTACATGCAACGTAAGCCTGATGAGGATGACAACGGCGCTACTGCCGAGGATGACGGCCCTAAGTATGCGACAACGACTGATGAACTGAATGGTAAACCAAAGCCAAGTAAGGATGTTAAGCCTGAAGATGTTCAAATTGAAAACTTGGACGAAAAGGCTGATGATGACGATACCGAAGATGGTGACGGTGACTCTGCTGCTAAAGCTGAAACCAAGCCACAGAAAGATGCTAAAAAATTAAAGCCTATGAAAGATGTAGCGTTCTAAGTTTGAGAGCTTATGCTACTGAGGTGAAAGGTAATATATGAGACATTACGATGGTATGGAAATGGGATATGATCCCGCAATTGAACAAATTGATCAACAAATAGAAACACTCCGAAGACGCAGACTAGATTTGCTAGAAAAAGCAGAAGCACCTAAGCTACCTGCAGCCGAATTTACTATGATTACTTTAGCGCATGAAGCTGGCCAAATGAGTGCTTTGTATCGAAATTCTGAACAAAAATGTACTGAGTTAAAGGGAACCATTGAAAAATTACAAAGTAAAGTTGATGGTCTCGAAGGTATTCAACTAGTCTGTGATCAATGGCGTGAACGGGCTGAAAAAGCTGAATTAACTCTAAAGCGCAGTCGTTCTGCGAGAAGGCGATAAATCATGGCAATTAAGAAAAAAGAAGAGCGCTCTTATGAAGGTATTCCACCAAAGGTAGAAAAAGTATCACAGGAACTTTCTTGTGAGCTTAACGCCGTTGAATGGAATGCCCGCGCCCATGAGCAAGCCGATGCTCATGCAGCTACCGAAGCTATGAAGGCCCGTAAAAAGTCAATCATGGCTGAATTGAACGCTGATCTCAAACAGGCTGAAGCTAAGGAAACCAAGCTAGCTAACATCGTTTCGACTAATCGAGAGATTCGTGAAGTTACTGTAGAAGTCACTTACGATTACGAAAAAGGTTTAGTGACTCAAGTACGAACCGATACCCACGAAAAGATCAGTGAGCGCGAAATGACTACTACCGAGCGCCAGACTGGACTTTTCGACCATGAAGCTGTTGACGCGAATGATGTTATTGAATCGCGTCACAACGATGAACCAGGCAACGATGAAACTGTTGCAACTAAAGGCTCTCGAAAGGAGTAAAAACTATGGGATATACCCAAACAAACTCAAAAGACATAACTTACTACCTGAATTGTAAGAAAATAACTTTGCGCGGTGGCAAGGTACAAACGATCTATTATTTCAGTAAGGATCAGCGTGATACTGCTTGCGATCTGCCTGATGGTAAGGTTGTCACAGAAAACCCGCGCAATGGTTTTCTAACTCTCGCAAATCGCTAATATGCTAACTTTCACCTCGACGACAACAATTGAGTTCGAAAGCGAAGAAGATTTAGAGAACATGGTCCGTCAGCTCCCTTTGGAGCCATACGAGATCGTAGCCCTGTTAGATGGTGATGAAGTCACTGATGACAGGGATGAATCTACCGCTACTGGTTCAGGTAAAATGGTTCACAAATTTAAGGTAACTGGGAAAGAAGGATAATATGGACAGAGAAAATGAAACTACAACGAGTAAAGCCCAAGAAATCTCACCATTAGAATCAACCATAAATCGAAATGATGAACTACTATCTGCTATTGAAAAACAGCTTGAAGTACTAGAATCTCGATTGATTGTGGTTAGTAGCAACACCCCTGATGAATCAGGTGAAGACGCTACTACTTCTTGTGGTATTTCCACAACAGTAAGTCTTCTTGGTTCTCACGGTCATAGGTTATCGAAAATCAGTAATACTATAAGCCGATTAACGCGGAACTTAGAGATTTAGCTATGCAAATTCTGCTGGTAGAAGCCCAACTAAAATCGTTTAGCCGTGTAAAAGATGGCTCAGTTAAATTCAGCTTTCAAACGCTGCGTGAAATGAGCAATAGTGGTTTTTCTTTGGTGGACAAATACTACCAGCAGAATGGCCATTTGGCCTTTAAAATTGATGAGATTGAATTGTCTGATATCCCTACCGAAAATAGCAGTATTAAGGGCCAACGCAGCCGATCTCAACAACTACGATTAAAATTATTCGCACTTCACATGAAACTAGGTGGTACCAAAGACGATTTTGCCCCTTTTTACGATGATTGGATGAACAAATTCGATCAACAGGTTCAAGAAGAACTCGAAGACTTAGAGGATTAACACTATGGCAGAACGATTTGATAAACTTGGTAGGCGTATACCTGCATTTGATAGGTCTGCAGCGGGTAAAAAAGCTGCCGCCACCAATAAGGAGAAAAATGAAAATTACTATAACGAATTGGGTGCTGCTGGTGGGAAACATCGGTCTCGCGGTTACTTTGGTAAGCTTAAAGATGAAGGACGTATCGAAGAGCTTAGACAACTTGCGAGTAAAAATAGTGTTGGTTATTTCAAAATTCTTAAAGACAGTGGCCAAACCAAAAAGCTCAAAGCCATCTCTCAAAAGGGTGCAAAAGCCCACAATGGAGCCGTTCGAAGCGGGAGTAAACACCCCACTACTGGAGGGGGAAAATGAGTTTGGACCAAAAACAGAGTTCTGGTTTAAAGAGAAGCTATTTAAAAAGAAGCCAGAAACCGATAGCTCAGAGCAGTCCGCGTTCAATAAAGTACGAAGATTTTCGAAATCTAAAGGCAGTAAAAGATCGTGACCAAAACGGACTTTTACATTGTCAAGATTACCTCCTTGGTCTTCCGCGCTGTGGGGCTGCCGCACCGAGTATGGATTTACACCACACTGAGGGGCGAAATGGTGATCTTCTCTTCGATGAATCAAAAATGGTTTGGCTCATAAGGTCGTGTCATGAAGCCGCTCATAATACCAGTAGCTCCCGTACCAAAGCCCAGGATGACACAGCGGGATCGTTGGTACAAAGACCCGAATCACGCCGATCCGAAAAAACGCCAACGCCCCAGCGTGATGCGATACTTGGACTTCAAAGCCGACCTGCACAAAGTAATTCGGGGAAGCTTGGACGCACGGTTTACAGTAGTGTTCAAAATTCCCATGCCCCCTTCGTGGCCAGAAAAAAAGAAAGCATCCTATGATGGCAAACCTCACCAAGTTAAACCTGATGCCGATAACTATCTCAAGGCTTTTATGGATGCTCTCTGTGACGATGATTCCTATGTTTACGATGCGCACGTTGAAAAATATTGGGCTCGTGAAGGTGAAATAATTTTAACTGAAAGAGGTAACTAGAATGAGTGAACACAAGAATCCTAAACCTGAAGGGCTGGAGCATCCCGAAGATCGCTTGAAAGTCGTTCAAAAACCAGAGGCCGACAAACCGAAGGAAGAGCTTAAAATCCCTACTCGCCGTGTTCGTATGTTTATGGTGAAACCAGCCGATTTTATGTTTCTATTTACTAAAGGGCTGAAATGGCGTAAGAACACTACCATAGTGAAAGGTGCGCCCGCTGATGCACAGGTAATCGCCGTAGCACCTGATAGTATTCGTAACGGTATTATGTTGGTGGTTCAATCGGCCGAATTTGATGAAATTCCAATCAATGTATTGCCACCTGTTGACCCTATTGAAATCGACGTTGGTGTACAGAATGCCACCAAAAAGAAGAAAGCACCTCGAAAAAAAAAGTAATGAGCTTCAAAAAAGGCGAGTATGTTTTGGTTCCAAATGGTGAACGCGGCCGTTACTACGAAGTACGGCAAATTGATCACTATATTGGCTATAAACAGGGTGAGTGCTACTGGGCGCTTAGTTACGGCTATTTTGCTATTGAAGTTCCTGAATCAAAAATGCACAAATGCCCTAGATCAATTGTGAAAGTTTTAAAATGAGTATTCAAGAAATCTGCGTACATTGTGATCATTATTTTGAAAACGGCAAATGCTGTTTTTGTAAGAAGGAGTTAATCGGTGAGTAACGTAAAACAATATTGTAAGAAGCCCGCAACCACTTCGGCATTGGGGATAGTAAAGTATAGTGTTGACAATATGCTACCAGTTTGCTACTATTAGGGTATCAACTAAGCAAGGAACGAAATTATGAAAAGAGCAAAGGAATCTACTAATGACTTACGCCCAAATTAATTACGTGTGCTGTGAGTGTGGCGAACCTCTTAATCGTGCCACATTGTTTATACGCAAGGTGCGCCACGATAGACTGTGGTTTTGTAACAGCTTTTGTTATGAGGTTTATAAAGATATGGTTAATGAAATTGAGATTGAAAATGGCAAATCTATATACGCAGATTAAGATTAAGACTGAATACCGAGAGAAACTTTCCAAGTTAGCTGCTTCTCAGTCCCGTAGCATGGCTAATATGGTTGAAGTCTTAATTGATAAAGCAATTTCTGAGTCAGCATCATGACAGCCGATAACCCTAACTCTAAAAGAAAGTGAGAAGTAATGTTATTAGCAATCATTCGTCGCCTCCGTGGTCGTTGCCCTATTGATGGTACGAAGGTAGAAGCCTGGAGCTATAATCGTGGGACTTGTGAACACGGCCATGTTTTGAGTATTGGATTTTGGGGTTAATCATGAAAATTCGAAAACAACCAATAGGCTATGATTTTGAACAGCCATTATTAAACAAAATCTTACGGGTACATGTAGCTCTAATGTACAGTCGTGAATTTGTAAGTCGTCGTTCTGATAGTTCCAGAGATTACTTTGATGCAAAAACTCGAAGGTTATTACCTTACAATAACTGGCGAGTAAAATTGATCAAACGATATGGTACTTGACAAACTACTTATGGTGTGCTAGACTGTTTCAGTAACATCAAAATAGTAAGGAGCTACTAACATGTTAAACAAATTCGTAACGGCCATTGAGCCATTTGCACTAACCATTATCATCTTGGCGGGCGCAAGTCTAGCTGGATGGATCAACTTTACCAACAAGTACGTCGTCGGGATCGTGACCGTGTTTTGTGGTATATTGTTAGTCGTAAACCATATTTACAAACAAATGAGCAAACCAACAAATAAGAAAGGTTAGCCAGCGTTTTACCACAGTGACCGAATAACGCGGACTATGAAACATTTATTCAAGGATGCTATACAAATTGTCATTGCAATCCTAATCACCACTTCATTGGTTGCTGTTAATGCAGCTCCCTTGAAACAAAAATCTGTTACTAAAACCATTCCTGTCACTAAAGTAGCGGTTATAAAAGCTGCTCCTGTACCTTCAAAACCCGCCCAAGAAGCCGTTTCAGCACCGCAAACGACTCAACCTGTGGCTCCAGCTCAAACGCCCGTCACACAACCTGTACAAGCCTCACAGTCTGTTTATAGTGGTGGTCATGAAGACTGGATGGCTGCAGCGGGTATTGCACCTTCAGACTATGCGGCTGTTGACTACATCGTGAGCCATGAATCTGGTTGGCGAATTGTAGCTCAGGAGCCGCATACAGGTGCTTGCGGATTAGTACAAGAGTTGCCCTGTGGGAAATCAGGTTGTGTCAATTTTGATACTGACGGTAATTTCATATCGGTTGATCCAGTTTGTCAGCTAAAATGGGCTTCAAATTATGCTGTTAGCCGCTACAGTTCTTGGTGGGGCGCACAAAGTTTTTGGGCCTCAAACCTCTTCTGGTAAAATGTGGGAATGTTGATTACTTTGCGAGGGTAATCAACCATCCCGTTCTAACGATTAAGCACTCTTTTGGGCTTGCCGTGGTCGTTAGATAGGATGACGCGGGTGTACACTTAATTAACTGGCGATCTAAAGGTAAATTAGGCCGAGGCCGAAACACTGAGTAAAGCTGTCACTCCCCGCCGCTCTCTTAAAAATAGATAATTCTATTGCTTTTAATCTTTTAATGCTATATTGATGATAGATAAAAGCCTCCCAGCCTATATCTACAGATCAAAACACGAAATAAAACACAGATAAAAACTTATGAACCCGCTGTCACATTAACAGCGGGATTTCTTTTTTTATTCCGCTTGTGGTATATATAACGTAACGGCTATGCGTAGCACCTTTTTATAGCAATTACACCTCCCAAAACTCCACCCTCACACATAAGTATGCTAGTGATCAAAGATTCTCTTTGATGTTTGAAAATAAACACCTGGGATTGCACCCTAAACACAAAAATAAAAACCCCTCATAGCAAGGGGTTTTTTGTTCGTTGTCGTGAAACTTTAGCTAGTTTTGCTTTCAGTATTTCGAAGACCAACCCAATTACGCAAGGTAGCGTTGTATGTAATGGCTGCGCTGACGCTCACAGTGGCCACTAGAACGATCCAATCAGTCCAATTAGCAGGTGTAGGTACATGTGACTGCCAAACGGCTACAACCGACGCTATGAAGCTCAGAATGATATTCGTAGGTACAGGAAAACGGTTTGCTAGTTTAGTTGGTACAACTTGCCATTTCAATAACTGTTGAACAACTACAACCGCCAAAGCTGATAGTACGACTGCATGTAAATATACGGCGCTTAGAATATCCATTTTTAGTACCCGTCCTTATCTTTATCGGCGCTGCTATCGCCGTCTTTATCAGTATCATTGACCTTGGGGCGTAGTTGTGGCCACTTTTTATGAACGGCCGTTTTAACTTGAGCCTCTTCTTTTTTACCAGAAGAACGAGCTAAAGCATCTTTAGCGTGATTCATATCGTGAATCGGGTAAGCTCGTTTACTAGGGATAGCAAATTGATTGCTACCAAGTTTGTTACGTTCTGCTGCAGTGAGTTTTGCCATATTTTTCTTTCTTTTATTATGTTGCTAATTATAGCGCTTTCAAATCGGCTTGCAACTGTGCGAGGTTAAAACCTTCGAGACTGGTGCCGTTTTTAAGCATTTCTTCACTAAGGTACACAATAGCTTCATCAGCATATTTCTTAAAGAATCCCCAGGTCATTTTTATGCATTTGCCCCAAGTAACAACGTAAATATACTTTGCATCATAGCCAACTGCGGGGATATAGTGGCCACCTTCAACAGTTGATTTTACGACGCTCCATGGCTTGCCCGCATTAAACTGGTCCATAGCTGATTGCGGGAACTCGATACCAATGCCAACACTGCCAAACAGGTACATTGCCTGTTTTAACAGAGTAGTATCACCAAGCTTAATGGCTAGATAAGCTCCAACTTTGTGACGTTGGCCCTGTGCGTCCACTACACCCGTTTTAAGGCGATAACTAGCGGCAACCTGCATATCAGTGCCTTGGTCAGTATTCGGATCGTTAGGATTGAAGCCTGTGACTTTAGCATAATCGCTGAGTGCATTAGCGGTCGTGATAGTCACTGTTTTGCCAGCTTCTAAGTTCCACAACATTGTTTCATGGCCCGCGCCAGCCCATACACAATCACCATATTGATCATTACCAAGCATTTGCCATTCATTTTCTAACTTTTGGTGGCCGAAAGTTTTCGGAAGCACCAAAGTAGGTAGATTCAAATAATGTGCTAATTCAAATTTGATTGCCCCTTTACGGGCAGGTAGTTTACCAAGTTTGTACTGCATTATTTTTTCCCCGTGAATAGATTAACGATTGCCTGTAACCAACCTGGTAATTTGCTAGGAGGTGTAGGGCTTGGCGTAGGTGCTGGAGTAGGATCAGGCGCAGGTGTGGGAGCTGGAGTAGGCTTTTGCGAGTTAGCAATATCTTCACCTTCTTGGCGGCCTGCATAAAACACTTCAATCGCCCATTTAGCGGCTATGACATCAGGATTACCCCAATCAGGGTTTCCAGTTCCAGTAGTCCAGTAGGCTATAGCATCAGCGCTAGTTTTACCATCTGGCCCCTTTTGCCAGCCTGTCTGAGCCGTTAGTATTTGACATGCTGCCTCTGTTGGGTACATATTCACCTCTTTCTTTTGACCCCATTGGCCAAAGTCTGTTTTTAATGCTTGGTTGATATCAGCTCCACCATTGAAGTCTGAATTACCATTTTGATATAAATGTGCGCCTGCATATACTTGGCCACCACTCCAGGCAACTGTTTGCCAAGACCAGGTAGCGTGGCCATTTTCGATACAGCGTTTAACGACGTAGTACCCACCATAAACACCGACACGTTGTAAACCAATAACTGAAGCTGCGCCGTCCAAATAAGCATAAATCTCACCATTAGTAAGCGGTGTGTCAGCTTCGTCAAAATCAACTGCAAAATAAATCGGCCGATCATTCGGGAATCCGATAGCATCAGCTTGGGCTACAGCCTCTTTTGCATCAGCAACACCCTGATTGTAGCCATCGAGGGCTTGATTTGCGTAGTCTTCAAACACCAGTACTATACCAAGATTATTTGAGCGATAATCGTTCGCCTGGGCCGCTGTAATAGCTTTACCAGGTGAACTTGCCAAATAGCGGCAAACGAATGAATAACCTGCCTGCTTAATTTCAGCAGCGGTGATAGATGCGAATGAAAAATCTATGCCTGTTTCCATAAGCTGTATTGTATCACTAACGGACACAAAGACCAGTGAACGGCACACAAACTGGTAAGCCTAGAATGGTTAGCGGATCGGGCTGTTGAATAGGATTGGAGCCCCCCGAACCAGTACTAGGACTTGTTGGTGCCGTCACGGGTGTAGTGGTGGCTACACTGGATGAATTTGACGTACTAGGTTGTGAAGGTGCTGCTGCTGAGGTCTTACTATTATCGGCTGAATCCTGAAGTTGTTTTAAGCTACAATTTTCAATGTCGCTAATGACTAATGAGGAACGATCAGGTTGTTGGAAAAGTGCTACTACACAGTCGATATGCTTTTGGAGGTCATTGATTTTATCAGTTTGTGATTTACCTTCTGTGGTTAATGCTGCCAAGGTCTTGGTTTGACCAGTCGTAACCTTTTTAACCCCTACTTGCTGTTGATAGCTAGCGACTAGTAAAACTACTAGCATCAATGCCACCAAAAAGAAAAACAGCGTTTGGGTAAAGCGAAAACGCCGATCTTTTATTTCGATATCACTAAGTAAGTCGTGGGTTAGATTTGTGTCAACCATTTTTTTTCTGCGCATCTTTCATAGCTTTGATTATTATCCTAGTTATCGAAGATGGCAAATTTTTAATTTCTTTAGTAAGAGTAACTAACTGGGGTGAGCCTTGGGCTAAGCTAGTAAGTGTTGCACTCTGCTGGGTGAGTACTTCGACCTTACTAGTGAGCGCTGCAGTGCTTTCTCTGAGGTCACTAATCTGTTTATCGCGCACATCAATGAGTTCGGCTTGAGCTTTAATGATCGCGTCACTCCTTCCTTTTGCGAAGAAGCCGACAAGACCACCAACAATTCCGATGAGCCCAATCGCACCTGCGAGTAGACCGAAGGATTCGGACAGAGTGGCTGTAATTGCAGCGAAGTTGGTGATTTCATGTGTTAGTAACATCCTTCTCTCATCCTACCATTATGTTTATGTTTTTTTATTAACACAATCGAAAATCTTACGTTTTGATAATAAAGTTTGTGACAAGTGACGGCTGCATGTTGTTGTGCGCCTGGTCACTACCCGTATTATTAGTGTTTTCTGATGTACCAACTGTCGTAGCAGTTGAAGTACCACCCTGACTGTGCAGACCTGTTGTACCATTTGAAAATGAGCCAACAGAGTTCCAAATAGACTGAGTGTGCGAGTGCGCGGCCAATTCATTGGTCACTAACTGGTGGACATCTTCACCACCTGCTGCACCTAACACTTCAGGGTCATTTCCAAGCATTGAGAAACGAGCAGTAACAGTTGTACCGTTGCCCGTAGCGTTGGCCGACATCGTAATGGTTGTACCAGATATAGAAAGTATTTTTGTACCTGCTGTAACATTGGCATTTGTGATAAACATGCCTGGGGCCAAACCAGTTGCACTACCTACGGTGGCGCTAGGGCTACCACTAACCGTTGTCAAAGTACTTGTACGTTCAAGACGACCAGAAGTAGTACCACCCATTGCCTCGCGGCCAACAGGAACACGACCGCGGAAATCAGGTAGATTAAAGTGAGTGCCATCGACAGAACCATAAGCTGTGCCAATTGCAGCAAATAGAGCAGAATAATTAGCCCGTAGCTGAGAGCTGCCATCGCACATCAACCAACCAGTCGGAGCACTGGTACCACCAAAAGATAGGATTGAAGCTGTAGGCACTAGGAAGCCCTGTATAACCGTTGATAACTCAGAAAGGCCAATTGCACCCGCCGCGATATTATCAGCGTCTACAGAGCCGTTTAGAACGCCTAGAATGGCTTGAATGGCTGCATTGTACGGCTCAACAATTGCTTCGTCGCCGTCGGCTGGTAATGGGGGGTTAATTACTGGCATTTTTGGTTTCTTCTTTCTATTGGTTATTGTACCACAGCGTCGGACTCTTTAATTGCCTTTACACGAGCCCTATTTGCTGAGTTGGTTGGTGAAATCTTAGCCTTTAAAAATTCTTTATCGAATGCGGGATTATAGTTATCGGCATACTTGCTGCGGAATGGCTTAGTTTGTGCATCTATGGTTGAGTTAAACTCCTGGGCCAGTCGATCAGCTTGATTAGTGTTACCAGATCGGACCAAATCATTCATCTGTTTGACGACCTTGGCACGGTTAGTCTCAAGTGCATTTTTAGTGTTATAGAACTCGTTAAGACGACGAGCATGAGCTGTATCTTGAGGCAGGGTACTACTAGAAGTTTTAAAGCCTGCCTCATTGAGCGCTGTTTCAGCAAGCGTTTGTTTACCAGAAGCAGCTTTGGCCCCTTGTGATACAGGGATAGGAGCGAATTGTTCAGCAACATTAAGAGCCGTTTGTTTCTTATCACCTGTGAAAATAGGATTACCGAAGTAATCTTTATTCGTTGCTAGCTTTTCGGCCGCTGCAGGTAACGCCGCCAAACGAGCGGAGGCAAAATCTTTTATACCACTGGTACGGTTATTATCATAAGTACTTTTTGGATCAATGACAGGAGCCAAAACCTTACCAATTTCTGAGATATAAGTACTTGGTAGTTTTAAGGAAATGGGATTACCTTTTTGATTGCTCTTGGTAGGAGCACCACGCCACGGAGTCATGATCTGTGGGCTGATAATCTGTTGTACAAAGGCGTTACCAACAGCTTTAGGATCATTTAAGTTCAGTTTGCCAGTAGCGGCCAAACCAATAAGCCCAGGTAAAGCAGTCACCAACGATTTACCGATTACCGCCTGCCGTGCTGTACGACCAGCAGGGCTATCTGCACCCCACTTAGTCAAAGCATTTACGACAGTCATAGCACGACCCTCAGTATAATCGGCCGCTAGAACAACCCGTGATAAGCGTTGCATAGCTTTTGGTGATAGACCTGCAGTTGCCGAGTCGATACCACCAATCATGTAGTTGATACCTGCAGCTTCACTACGGGCTTTAGCAAGATCAGCAGGATTACGCAAATCAAGATGAGCTGTTTTCTGGTCAAATATCATCTGCTTAGCGGCAGGTAATTGACGTTCAAATACTGCCTCATGGAGCTGTTTGAAGCCTGGTAATTTATTCAAGATTCCCTGGTTTTTACCATCGGTAGCTTTAGTGGCTAAGTCAGTATATGTCAGACCTGCAGCTCGTTGACGCTCTAAGCTGGTCATGCCATCTTTAAAGTCACCCGCGTTGTTTTTCATGGCTTCCAAATGTGCATCACGAAGCTTAGTACTCATGCTATCACCGATAAGTCGTAGGTTATCCATCAAATAAGATGGGTGACGAATACCACTGATGAGTTGTTGACCAGCTACCGTTAATCCACTCTGTAGACCATGGAAAGCACCACCCGCTAGGACAGTATTTTTAACACTCTTGTTCAACTTATCGTAGCCACGGACAAACATATTCTTAGATGGAGCGGCCGTTTCACGAGCATTGTAGTGATCAGCTAGTTCCTGTGGCATAGACAAGCCTTTGCTACCAGCGATACGCAAGTTACCAAGATTATCACCTGTCGGACTCGTACCAACATGGAAAACAGCACTCGTGCCGTGTGCCTCTCGCATACCCTTAACTAATGCAGCTTGGCCATTTTCGCCAGCCGTTCGTTGCAAAGTCTGAATATAATCCTCGTGAGCGTTATTATTGAGCCGCTTTAAGAGAGGTTTGCCATCTTTACCAAGTACCTTTTCAGCTTCGGCATACGTTGGAATAATACGGTGTTGGGTATAGCCAGGTTTACCATTCTTAATAGCTAATGCATAGGTATCAGCTCGTTTTTGCAAGTAGTCGGCAGTAGCTTTATCATTGCGGTCATACAAGTGCGGTCGATAGTTAGGCAAGTTTTCAGTCTCAGGGTGAAGCGCCTGGCGGTGAGCTAACACTGTTTTCATATCTTCAGCGTGGATTTTAGCGTACTTGATTAGTGTTTCGGGGTCTTTTGCATTGGCTTTTGCAATCCGAATAAAGCGGTCCATACCCTGCTTATCGGTTAAGCCTGGGCCAACTTCACTTTTATCAAATAACTTCTGATCGGCCGCGCTTAATTTGTTCCAGGTTTCAGTCGCTTCAGCAGGGTGGAAACTATCAAGTGTTGCCCGCATAGCTACTTCTCGGTTGACAACTGCCTGGCGAGTACTATCACCTTCAGCTACCTTCGGAATGCTAGCAACAATACCCTTAGTCTGCTGTAACGGGTGGCCTTCGATAGGATCACCGACAAACGGTAACGGCTTAATATTGCTTGTATTGGCTTTAGGGCCGTATGCGTCAGCATAAGCCGTTTTACCATCTAAAACGTCTTGAGCAGCCTGTCGTGACTTCAGGAGGGCATTTAAAGCCTCTGGTGTCTGCTCAGTACTACCAGCCGCATGATTATCAATGGCTTTATTGATTTGAGCGATTCGAACATGTAACTGTTGACGCTGTGCATTTTCAACGTCACTAGGGTTATTGAAGGAAATGCTCTTATCCATTGGCGTACCTGTCAGATGAGTCGCCGCATTGTTAGCCATATGCTGATTGTGGGCCGCATCATATAACAGATGAGATACTTCTGCAGGGTCTTTAGCTGCAGTGATGGCTTTTACAGTTGCGGTCCGATCAGCACCCTGCAAACCTGGTACCATTTGATCGACAATACCGCCGACCTTTTTACTGTTAGTCAAGTCCGCCAAAGTAGCAACGGTAAGTGTCGTGGGATCATGTGAGCCAGTCTTAGCGAAAGCATCAGCTACTTCAGGTGTATTTTTAGCAACCTGGGCGGCGGGAGCGTTAAATTCTGAACGAAATTCTGCATTAGTATAACCAGCGTCACTCGGCCGCGGCAGTACAGGTGGTTTCGCATCAACACCTGTCGATTTCGGTAATACGCTAGTGACAACACCTTTCGTTGTACCAGTACTTTGATCTTTGACCTCAATAGGAGTCGGAGTTGACGCTGCAACTGGTTTTTTACCGAAAAGATACTGAACACCCTTACCAGCGGCGGCTGCTACTACAGGTAGTGCGCCTGCGGTAGCAGCACCGATAACAGTGTTTTTAACAAGGTCTTTGGTGCTTTGGTTAGGATTAGTCGTTAGGTTACTGCCTGCTGTACCAGTACCACCGATAGCAGCGTCTTTGGCCACTCTAGGAACGATTTTGGCACCTGTTTTGGCGGCCGTTTCACCGCCAGCAACTACGACATCTTTAGCGGCAGCGGCTTCAGGAGCCCCCGCAACCAGCGCAGCCGTACCAACCGTTGAGCCAACGATCTTCTTAGCAATTGTACCTGAATCAGTTGTGCCAAAAGCTTTTTTCTGAATATCATCAATGGGTTTGTTCTGAACTTCACGAGCAATGGCGTGAGGCACCTGAACGGCCGCACGAGCTAACTGATTAACAGCCCCACCAGAAATATCACTACTAAGTTGAGCAGTATCATGAACTATTTTGCCACCGATTTTCGTTTCATTAGCACTAGCATTAGCAGCCGCTTGCTTGTTGCCAGTAGCCGTAGCTACAACCTGTTTTGCGGGATTGATAACATCGTAATTGATGACATCGGCCGCAGGCTTTACAAGTGCTGAACCCGTAGATTTTGCTACATGACCCGCACCACTTAAAAAGCCACCAAGATCATCAATGGCCTTGTGAGCGACACTTTTATTATTCTGCTGTTGATTCTTCTGCTTTTGAGCTTTAAGAGAGTTGATATCAGTAAGCCCATTACCACTACCCTCTTCGGGTGCAATGTGCATATTATCAGATGGAGCGTGAAATCGTGGTGCGGGGCCACCACCTGAACTTTTCGAACTTGTTGAGCCAGGAGCAATAAACGGCATCTTTTACTCCTAGGTGTAATCTTGTGCGTGATTGCTGTTAATGTAGTTACCAAAGTTTGACTTGAAGGATGCGGCACTATAGCCAGCATCAACCCAACTCTTTTCGGCAGCTTTCCAAACATTAGGGCTAACTTTTTGATCGCCACCAACTTTACCTGATAGATAGCTATTAGCGGCCGCGAAGTCCTGGGCCTGCTGTTGTGCAGGGGTGATTTGAGCAGCTTTAGCGTTAGCAGCAGCCAACGTAGCAGCCCGATCTTTAGCGTTTTCACCCGCTTGAAATTCACGAGTCTTTTCAGCTTCGGCGGCAGCGGCAGCGGCAGCGGCCTGTTGTTCTTGGTATGACTGAAGATTCTTTTGTTCCTGTTGCTGTTCAGTAAGTGCCGAGGTATTAGCGGTAGCTGACAGATCAGCTTCTTTGCCAAGCAGTGAAGCACGAGTACCAGCGATAGTACTTTGCAGTTGAGCTAGAGCAGGCAGATAAGTAGCAGCCGTATATTTAGCTTGTTGATCAGGGCTAAAACCAGAAAAATACCCACCGCGATCATTCGCCTGTTGGGTAATATCTTGAAAAGCTGTATCTTTTGCCGCGCCAAGTCCTTGCTGTTGCACCTGGCCTGATTGATCGTTAGCCGTAATTTGGCTATCGAGTTGTTGTTTTTGAGGGGCCAGTGCGGTTTGGTACTGACCGATAAGAGTGTTTAAGTCTTGTACTTGTGGTGGCATTTTTTGTTTAAATTTCCTTTATATGGTAATTTTACCACACTTTACAACGTAGCTTGATAAGGAATATACAAGAAATTTATTGTCGTTGTACTAAGGGTTACAGCTCCATCATACGGATTAAATAGCGTTGCCGTCAACTGAATTGTGTTGCCATTGACTACCTGGGCTACATTACATTGCAGTTGACTGCCTCTAGTCGTTTCGTTAATCATAGTGGCATTTTCAAGTGCCATATTACGATATCGACCAGGATGATAAAAGCTATTATCAAACAGAATTTGAGAGAAATCTAAATTATTTAAAGTCAGTGGTGAAGTGGTAAGTACAACTTCACCACCAGCGGCCACACTACCAGAAAAAGTCACTGAAGCAGTTTGAATACCGCTTTGCTTAAAAGCGTCGAGATCAGAGTTAAAAACATCATTAACGTACTTGTCACTCATGAGCGATAATCCAAACTCCATCGAGCATATAAGGTGATGCTAGTCGGATAGTTATGTTCAAAACGAATATAAAAATTATTGCTATCAGCAGCTCCATAAGCACGACAATAGTAGTAATAGGCATACGGACCACCTGGAGGGCCAGAACCAGTGTCAGGGCCACCATAAATGAAACTACCGTCGTTATACCAGTTATTACCATCCTGGGAAAATTCTAAAGTCCAAATGATATCCTCATTTTGGTTATGCGGAATTGGTACTACTGTTTGCACATTATCAGAAGAAAACGTGCAAGGCCCAAGTGTAGCACTGGTAGGTGAGGCTGGATCACTTTTTAAGAATATCTTATCAATACGATCATCTGAATCAATGGCAGTTGTACCTAGCTTATAAATTCGATAAAACACTGGTACATTGCTTTGGTGTGAGCCACTATTAACACAAAGTTTCAAGTCGTTTGCACTCACCAAAGTAAGCAGGTTAGGATCAATCTGAATAAAACCAATCTGTTGATATGAGCTATACCAGAGGCCGCCTACTGATTGTATAAAGGCTCGAACAAGCGGCACACTACCTAGATTATGGCTAATCGTAGCATAACCTTGCTCACCGAAACCAAAGCCACCGAACGGATCAGTCGGAAAAGCAAAATCACTATCTGACGGTGTGCCAGTAGTGATAGTAATCGTGTCATCTTTAGCGATTTTTAAATAATCAAAATCACTAGTCAGTGATTGCTTAGATTGGGGCATTGCCTAAGTCCGAACCTGGTTTAGCCATTTCAAACCCGTCGGTGTTAGTACTCGGCCGTAAACCAATATTAACATAATTGCGGGTAGCAGAGTCATAGTAACTGTCGGTACCAGTCTGAGCCTGGAATTGCTTTGTAATCTGACCACTGCTATTGCGCCAAGTCCAAGCATCAACAGACATACTGAAAAGTAACTCATCGTCAGTCGCGGTCCGCACATCCTTGCCTTCAATAGATATCTTGATACCAAAGTTTTTACCTACGCCCCAACCATTCTGTTGATAACCAATAAGCATACGCTGGTTTTGAGTATCAGAATAAACCTGTGTCTGTAGCTGTGAGTTTAAGCGTGTAATAACATCGTTTAGAGCTGCTGTAAGCTGTTCTAACGTAGCACCTCCAGGCAAAAGCTGGAGTGTACCACCATCAAGAGACAATCCTGTAGGTTGCATTACTTCGGTGTTCCAATCTTGTATTGTGCAACATAGCCATATAACTCTACAGGGGTATCAACACCCTTGCGCTCAAAACGATACTGAATAAAGTTACCGCGACCACTCATAGAAGTAAGTGTCATGATCTGCTTTGCTTTACCCCAGTGAGTACCATCACCCCATTTAAATGAACCGAATTTAGCACCACCACCAGAAACAACGTAAGCCCGCATATCAGGCTGATTCTTAAAGTCAAAGTCACGACCAACCGACATTGTATAATCAGAGTCTTCGGTGCGCACGATAGGGTGGAAACGACGGATACGCTTCTTGGTAGAAGCACCACCGAATGACTGGCCATTGCGTCGGCGGTAGCCATAGGTTTTGTAATTGGTCCAGTATTTCCAATCGAGAGCTTTGCCGACATCATTAAAGTTGTCTTCTACTTCACCGTAGTAAGCGCGGCCCACCAAAGAAGAAAACTCAATTAACGGATCATCTTTATCGAGGTATAAATCACACGAGCCAACCATCGGGTGATCGGTGTCAAGCATCCAAACCCATGCGCTTGCACTAGGATTACTTAACTCGATATCCAATAAAAGCATTCGGCCTTCACCAGCCTTTGTGTAATAAACACGAAGTTGATTACGATAGAGGTGCAAACGAACCTGTGTGACATCATCCATACCCTGCAGTTCGCCTTCAACAGCCAATGATAACAGGGTGTCAGATATACCATTCCAGCGGTAAATCTGCTTATCATCAGATACAAAATAAGCAAAGTTCCGATCACAAACAATGCCCTCATCAGAAGCAGCACCCTTAGTTCCGACAACCTCTTTATAGGTGAAGTTACTAATATTTGAGCCGATAACTTGATACTTAGTTTTGTGTGTCCAAAAACAAAGATTATCTTGGAATACGCGCCAACCAGTAATGTGATCAGGTGATTTCGGAGTAGTAATCGGGATATAAAAGAAGTTAACTGACGGCCAAGTATTCATGTCACCTAATTCAGAAAATTCTACACGCGTACCCTTGTAGATAAAGACTCGGTTTTGCCAAGCCATGACGTTATCAGGATTGACGGTAGGCACATTTAACACGTTACTCGGTGCATCAGTGCCGTTCCACAGTTTTAGAGGATCATAGCCATTACAGTACAGTGCGAGATCATCAACCTGCGCAAATCGTACCTTAGTTGAACTAGGGCTCATACTGGTATCAATAGCCGTCAACGCACCTGTGGACTTCATAATGCCCTGTAAAGTCGTTCCCTGGGCCATCAGGAGCTTGTTTAAGCTGCTATCAGATGGATAGTAAGGATAGTAGCCCTTTACACCGCCAGGCGTTGATAAATAGCTCTTAAAATGGATGCCGCAGTTCAACGAACTCCAAGCTTGGCCACCATTCGTCGAAACCAGCTCTAAAACTGAGCCAGCGGCCGTCTGGTTCAAGTAATAGCTACCTGCGCCATTATCCTGAATAAAGTAAACAGCCCAATAAGTGTCCGTGTTATTAACGGTAGGCGCATCAATAAAATAAGAAGTCAAATACTGGTAAGTAGTAGTAATCAATGAGCCATTTATAGAACTCTCAGCAATCAACGTACCTGGAACACCACCGTTATTAGTATAAATTTCAACAATCGGATGGCCTGATGCCTGACCAATTTTCTTAATTTCAGTATCTAAACGAGTTAAAGCCCCACCAGAACTAAACTGAATGGGGTTAGCGATAACTTTAGTGGTAGAGAAATCAAGATCACCAATAGTAGTAGCGACGTTTTGGACATTAGCGGCCGAACCTACAGGCGAAGAAAAGTGAGTGGCACCTGTACGCGTTCGATTACCAACACGGCTTTCACCATCGTTACGGGCATACATACGGCTGTTAATTGTCCATGGGCTGTTGCCAGGTAACATTTCCTCATCAGGAGTCGTCATATCAAGACCACGCAAGCCATAGAACTCGTCTATGGCTTTGCTGGAGGTTTGCGGTACAGTTCGTTTCCCAGTGACACCACTGCGCATTATGTTGTCTCCCCTTGTTGGTAGCTCCCGCGACCTACCCGACCCCTATTGGAGCGCATAATAATTGGACCAGCTTTGAGCCCACCACGGCTTTCAGTGCTAATAAATGCCGTCAAAAGTGGATCGAGGTTATTACGTTCAGTAGCAGCCTCACCGTAGTCTTCATTGATTTCCATCAAACGAGCAAGCCCACCCTTTGAGATTAGCTCTTCGTACTGATCTGGCATATCAGTAGTATCTTCGTCATCTATCATTGGCACAGGATTACGAATATAGTCGATAGCCAAAATAGTGTCTTGTTTGGCAGGTGCCGCTAGACGCATACCATTAGCAAAATCAGTCCATTGGTAGACTAACCGTGGGTTATAAGTAGCCCAGCCAGGGTACAGTTTCATAAAATCACCATATTCAACATAGTGACGCAAAATATCTAAATGCTGTGGGCTAGTCATAGTCAAACTTAAAATACTGTTCAAATCATCAGGAAAATCAGCGGTAGTGTCACCAGCAGAAATATCAACCTCATCCGAAGTTTCCATGTAACGGATATGGTTGTTGGTGTGTACCTCATAAATAAACCAGTTAATCGCCTGATCAACTAGCGTCATATCATAAGCTGTGTCACCAACGAGCCCACGAACATTAGCTCTATACTGTGCAAGTGTAATCTGGCCCATTAGGTACCCAATGCCTTTCGTGCATTAACAACCAACTGATCATAAAGAATTTCACTAGTAGCATCAGGATAAATAACCTTCAAATCAGCCTTATATTTACCCCTAACTGGAACATCCCCAGTTTGAGGCGAATAACTAACAATGCCACTCGTAGGAGTAACAATAACGCAATCCTGGTGTCCAGCGTTCGTAACACTGTTACCTTTGGCCAATATCAAATCAACGCTACAACCTGTAACGTCAATAACCACGCCTTTTCGTTTTGCTGTAATGATCCAAGCTGGTGCGGTGTTGCCTGCGACTGTGTTTATTGTTTGTGTTGCCATTTTTTTAGTCCAGTGTTCTTTCGTTAGAGTCTGAAGACATTGTAACATTGGTGTCATCACTATTTATAGTTTTCTGGTTTGAAGGGTCACTTAGCGTCGCCGCGTTACTATCTGAGTTAAGAGTACGATTATTATTATCTTCGTTGAACGTCACAGTGGTCTGCACCGTTTCAATAATAAGAGCCATACCATGCTTAAACCAACGGGTCCATGCACCAAATAAACTGAGAGTAGCTACAAAATTTTTACCAAGTAATTTAAGCAGTATTGCAGATATTGTAAGAGTGGCCACAAAATTGCGCCTAATGAAACGGCCAAAACTACCTATGAAACTTTGAGTGGCGGCAAAAGGTTTATTGGTCTGCTTGAACATAACACCCGCAAAACTTTGAGTAGCAACTAATTTTCGGTTAATCTGCCGTTTTAAAGCCCCCACAAAGCTCTGAGTAGCCGTAAACGCTATGACATTCAGTGTTCGCTTAGAAAACGCTCCTACGAAGCTCTGTGTGGCTGAAAACGGCAATTTAATAAGTTTTAAGAACGCACTACCCGTAGTTGTTAGTGTAGCAGTGAATAATCGACTAACTTTTCTGTTAAAAACACCGATGAAATTTTGAGTGGCTACCATCACTTTATTGATCTGTCGTTTAAATGCACCAATAAAAGAAAGTGTAGCTGCAAAAGTCTTAAATGCAGTTTTAGCAAAGCCACCAGTAAGTGTAAGGTTAGCTGTAAAACTGCGCCTAGATAATTTCGCCAATAGCCCAGTAAACGACAAATTAGCTGTAAGAATATAGCTAGTCTTTTTGCTAAAAGCACCAGTCATACTCACTGTAGCGGTAAAACCGATAATATTTAGGGTACCAGAGATACTTCCCTGATATGCCTGGCCGAAATATGGTTGAGCAAAATAGTTAGCCCCAAACATGAATTACTCCAGTTCTATTCTAAACTGCAAAGCAGTTGACTGGCTAACACTCGCTGTATGCAAGGTTCCTGTGCTCACAAATGCTTGTAATTTATAGTTACGATAACCGCTACTAGGCGGCGTCAGAACAGTGCTTATCTCTTGAGGTTGGGCTGCGGTGTTACCTGGGTTTTGGTTCGGATTATAGATAGTAGTATTCGAAGCAGTCACATCTACAAAATTGTATTTATTGATACCACCACCAGCGTTATAGCCTTGTGCTCCTGACATAGTAGCTTTGATCTTACGACCACTAGGAATATTTACGAACATATTGATACCCGTTACATCAACGGCAGTCGTTGATGCAGTGCTAAAATCGGCAATGATCTGACGCAAGCCAAGTAACTTACGAAACGGATCAGTTGGGTTGATAAGATTACCGAGACTGTCAGTTACCGCATATGGGATAGAAGAAGCAATTGGCAAAACCATTGTTTCCTGGCCTTGATTTATAGAGGTAGCTGCTGCTATTGTAAGCCCACTAACAATAATTGCATTTCGAATATTCAGAACATCACTAAATGTACTTGAGTCAGACAAGGTGCTAGGCGAGGCAGCATTATTGGTAACTTCAGTATAAATAATCTTGGCAGTACCATCTTTGCTATCGACAAAATCAACATAGGTGTCTTTTGATGCAGTAAACGCATGGGCCGAAACTGCATTAACAGTAAGCGGCACACCCGCGATAATTACTACTCCTGATGTCATACTACCGTTTAAACTCAAACCTGCTGAGTCAGCCGTCCACACACAACCAGAAGCAACATAATTAAAAATAATATTTTTAAGCGGTGTTTCTATATCGGTTATCGTTTTGACTGTAATACCTGCGGCAATCTGATCACCCACAATAACGGTACGTGCCGTAGTTGATTCTTGGGTTCTAACGATTGTGAACGTATCAGTCGATATAGCTGTAACTCGAACAATTTCAGCATTGGCTTTGGTTGGCTGTGTGTTGACTGGCCAAATAGTCGCATTGAACGGTGTCGTTGGAAATTTGGTACCGTCACCAGCCGAAACCACCAAAGAAAGACCAGAAGTTGCAGGCGAAGGTGCAGTAGCTATAACGCTATATGCAAAGTTGTTGTGCTTGTCGAAGGCCACTTTAGCCCCCTGATGCTACCGTGAGTGTGTAGGTGTACTGAATCGAGTCACCATTAACTACGTTGATCGCACTGAATACTTTGTGATCAAACATAACAGGCCGAATAGTATAAGCGTTAGTGTTAGCTGGAGTCGCGCCAGCCGTACCGTCAGCGACTTTGTACCAAGCAGGCACGTTGACAACTGAGGTGGTGTTAGAAGTTACCAAGCCCCATGAAGGAGTAGCGTTACCAGTGTTTTCAAAAATGGTTTGCTGTTGGCCCTGAACAGTTGAGCTAGAAGCAGTCAATGGCGTACCAGTTACGGTACCACTGGTAGAAGTACCAGAAGTAAACGGCGAACCAGTCGTACCAGAAATAGCACCTGCGATAGTACCACAGAGCAAACCCCATTCTGTAACCGCTTCAGAGCCCGTGTAGCTGATTGTAGCAACGGTTTGGTACTTCTGGAGGTTAGCGGCCGAAATAAGGGTCTGAGCACCCGCTACAGGCGTTTGGCCACCATTTGTCGATTGAGTCTGAAGCTTGATGTCAGTTGCAGCAGCCGCCGTAGTACCCGTACCAGATACATGGTAGTTGGCAAGCTTGATAGTGTTGATCGGCGCACCTGATGGACCAGCTAAGTTGAAATCGTTGGCAAGGGCCAGAGCACTTACGTTAGTAGTCAAACCCGAACCTAAACTTAGCTCAGTTTTGTTGCGGTAAATAAGGCGATAGAGTAAACGCTGAAAACGATTACCGCCAAAGTAGTCACGAATCTTTTTCTCATTGCCATCTTTATCAAGCACCTTAACAGTAAGCTCAGTATCAAAAACTTCGGCACCGAAGGCATGAACCTGTTTGGCAGCACCATGTAAATCTAGTGCGATTGCAAGCTGACCAAGACCAGGAATTTTTATAATTTTAGCTTTGCTCATTTTGAACCTTTCTTGGGCGCTTCATCGTCAGTTGTTTCGACAAGACCAGGATAATTAGCGAGTACTACAGGTGGTAAATATTCACCAGTGACACTGATCTGCTCACCTGCAGGGATTTCACCAATGCCTAGGACATTGATAGTTTTTTTTGTAGTATTGTGAAAAGTTTTGGTTTGAGTAGACATATTATTCCTTATGAGACACTTGCCCCATCTGTTAGTGGGATATAGAAAGCGTAATAATCAAGTGTACCAGCAGTAAGGGCAGTAGTAGCGACGGTACCGATAATAGTTTCGCCGTCTAAAGCTACCTGTGATGGGGTAGTTTTTAAAGCTGTACCTGCACTGACTAAGCCAGTGATATCTTCACTTGCACCAGCCACCAAAGTAGTAGCAGTCAAAGAGGGTAAATAACGAGCCGTGCTACCTGAGTTACCAACTTTTAGAGTACCAGATGCGCCAACAGGTACCACTTCACTGACACAAATCAGCGCCAATAATACCTGGCCTTTTACAGTAAAAATAGGGAATGTACCGATTGCACCATTGTTAGCAGAGCCATCAAGAGTCACCTTTTTCTTGGCTAAAATACCGCCAAAGGCTTTGATCTCTTCGAGTTGTCCTACTGGTACTGTTGTCATATGGTTTTTATCTTTCTAAGAGTTATAAGTTCATAATACCACAAATCTAAAACGCAAGCATAAAAAAAGAAGCCCCGAAAGACTTCTTTTTCAGGAAGACAGGAATTGGGCTAGGCCCAAATACCTTTCTTACCGACAATTTGCCAGGCACCAGCTACACTAAGCAGTTCAACTTCGTCACCGACATTAGCTGTGGCTTTCGTGTTGACTAGGTTAGTGTTAGCGGCTGCACGACCAGCACCACCGATGGTATCGGTACCATTAGGTACAATCGTGACTGCCATACTCTTGTTACCACTCGCACCGACAGGAGCACCCGTAGGAGCTGCACCACCGTTACGAATTTTAAACATTACACCAGCAGCAGCGGCAGGGAGGGTAATATTCTTACCATCTGCAACCACGTTGATGACGACACCAGTATGCGTGTCTTTGACTAACGTAAGGTTAGCTGAAACGTCGAGTTTAGTTCGACCGTCAGGAAGATTTGCCATGACTATTTCTCACTTTCTTTAGCGTCGCGGGCTTTTTGGATAGCGGCGACCAATTTTTTATTAGTATCAGCACCAGAGACATCAACACCTTCACGTTCAGCAGTTGCCTTCAACTCAGTTGCATTTTGCTTATTTAAAGGTTTTTCGGGTGTGTCATCACCAGAGTTTTCGTCCTCTTCAGAGGTTTCATCACCACCTGGGGTTGTGTCATCACCAGGGTTAAGCTGCATATCAGCGTCTACACGGTTAAATGCAGCTTTCTTGGCGTCATTACCAGATTGAGTGGCAGGATCATTTGAATTGCCCTGGGCCTCAAGTTCTGCGATACGACGCTTTAGAGCAGCATTTTCATCCGCAACACCTTCAAGTGCGCTCATACGAGCTGACAGACCCTTAAAGTTCTCACGATCAGCATGATTCTGTTCAAGAGCTAACTGAGGCAATGTTTGGACTTCATCAGGATTAGCATCTCGCTCGAAAACGAAACCTGCCTGTAAAAATGCCTGAGATTGCGCGTTACCAAATAGGGGGTCTTCAAGAGTAATGGCACGATTGCCAGTCTCAGGATGAACCCACCAACCTGCGGGAGCGGCGCGGCCGCCCTCTTCCCGACTTTTTGCTTGGCCCGCTTGGGGCTTTGGATATGTTGGCATGATTTTATATGTTCCTTTCTAAGATTAAGCTAACATTCGAACGCGAATGGCTGGACCCTTATTGCTAGTAACAAAGGCATCGTAGTAACGGCGACCGAAGCCAACCATACCAGAAATACCAAATGGGAAACCATCACCAGTTTTGATTTCATCAAACTTGGTAGGAGCGACAAGCACCTTGTCAGAACATAGCATAAAGCCAAAGTTCGCAACGTAGTAGCTATCAGGGCAGACAACAATTTTCATACCCATTACAGTACCGATTACACCAGTAGCACGGTCTTCGTTAGTGGCGTTACAAGCGGTTTTAAACGCAGGGTCTTGCCACAGGTAGGCTTCTGAAGTTGGGTTAATGTAACAAACGATATCGTCAAGATTTACCTTGGCGTTAATGAGTGCTGCGCGTTCAGTCAATATAGCGGCGAAAATAGTGTTGTAAGCTAGAGCACCAGTAGTAGTTTGGCTGTTAGCGATAGCATAAGCAGTCAAAACACCTAGACGATAGATATCAACGGTAGGAACTGAAACCTCACGAACCTGACGCGTAACAGCGTCTTCCATTGACAAGACCATTTTACTGTCTTCGCGGTTTCCACGGTCGATAGAGATTGCGAAGGACTTGTCCTGAGACAAGATTTTAGTTTGAACACCGTCACCGAGTTCGACCAGTTGACCATAACGCATGGTACCAGTTCGCTGGTAGTCGTTTTCAGCAACGACATCAATGTTGTAGATAGTTACGGCATTAACGCCTGTAAAATCGAATTGCAAACCGTTGTTTACGATTGCGTTAGTTTTACTTTCTAGGTAAAACCGCTCGTCGATCAGATCGAGCACTTCTGTTGCATAGTTTTGCATGTAGGTTTTTCACTTTCGTTATTTATTAAACCTAGTACGAAACCTTTCAACCTGAGCTTCTGTTTCTGTTTTATCAGCAGTAGTAGTAGTTGAGGCGTTCCGACCAGGAGACTTGGCATTTGATTCACGCGCAATTCTCTCACGCTCTTCACGAGCCGCCTTTTCTGCAACCTCAGATGAATCACTAGTCTTAGCTAAACGTGCTCGCGCAATGTCTAGTAAGTCTGGCAAAGCTTCGGGTGAGCCCCAAAGATCAACTGCCTTCAGCTTCGAAGCATTATCGGGCTGACGGTCAACTTTTTCTTTGAAGATTTCCAAAATTTGCTTGTGCTCTTCGGGTGTAACCTTTTCTGTCGTATAGAACTCTGATTGTAATCGAGTGGTACGTTCAGCAACACGATCTGCTTCCAAGTCGGCAAGCCGCTTTTCAACTGGATCGAGTTCTTCGTCACCTTCTTTTGGTTTGAGTTCATCTTTGGTTTTCGTTACCGAATCCGCCAAAGTGGAGGAATCTTTCTTAGCCTGCTGCTGTCGTGTAAATTCACGCTGATCATTGCGCATATCTTGATATGCTCGTTTCTCAGCTTCAGTAGTAGGTTTAGCTAGACCCTTTTTCTCAATCCAATCGTCTAAATCGGCATCGAGGGGGGCGGGAGTGTCAACTTGATCGGCACTATCATTTGCTGTTGGTTTTTTATCGCCATCAGCCGAACTAGTGTCGGTTGACTTTGATGGGTCGGAGTCGTTGGCATCTGCGCCAGTTCCTTGACCAGTTCCGTTAGGGTCTGTAGCGGTCGTGCTGGTATCAGCGTCGCCATTGAGGTTGTCCACGGGAGTAGTTGGATCGTCTTCCATCTTTCTTTTTTCTCCTTATTTTTTGTGTGAAAATTGCAAACCGCAATACGGTTATGAATTTAGAATACACCAAATAGGAGTGGTAACAAAATTATGAAACTTTTTTGGTCTTCTTAGTAGGCTCTGGCAAAGTAAGCTGACGATTGATGTAGTCCAAAAGCTCTTGAAGCCCAGCAGCTTTTTTCATCTCAGAGGCAATCTCATCATTACTAAAAAAGTAATTTTCGATTTCGGGGGTACCATCAGATAATTTGTAACCTGTTTTTCGAGCACCTGTACCGTCTTGAGCCAATTTGACATGGTATTTAATAAAACTCTCAGCTTTAGCGATAATATCAAGCAACAGTGGATTCTCAGAGTCCGCCAAATACATAGCTTTAAGTGTTGCCTGATCTGCGGCACGTTGATTTGTGCCTTTTTGATGAGCAGCCTTGGCTTTTTGACCACGGGTTGCATTAGCTGATTTTACTGTTGATTTTGCCATGAGATTAGCTCCTTACTGTTAATCAGTAGCAGTATAGCACTATGCTGCAGCAGGCGCGAGTCCAGCAGGTGCCTGAGCGGGCTCTGGTGCGGGAGGATTAACCATATTTTCAAGCCCAGGTACTACCGTACCATCACGACGGGTTGCGACATCCATAGATTCAGCACCCTCATTAGCCTGATCAAGCATTCGGTTGTGCATGTCACCAGCCAATGACGGGTCTGGTTGCCAGCCCAAATCTTTCTGTGCCTGGTAACGACCCCACGGTTCGAGGTCTTTGTAAGCAACCTGCAAGTAATCTTTGGCTTCTGGTTTTTGGGGAGGTGGTGGCGGTGCTAACATGCCATTAAATTCTTCATCAGTCATATTCGGGTCTTTCTTCATAATCCACCAACGAGCAAGCGCAAGCTGATCAATACCAGGGGTAGACTTTAGTGATTCATACACTGCCTGATCTTTCAGGCCAACTTCAACCTGGTTTTGCTTAATGGTGGTATCAAGTTGTGCGTGAGCTTCCCATTTACCGTTGTAATCCCAGGGGTCAAAGTCTTTAAAGAAGACACCCATTTTGCCAACAATACGCATGGCAGTCTTTTTAGTGACGAAAATTTGCACCATTTTAAAGATAAGCAGCGCCAATTGTGCGTAACCTTCACTTTCCAAATTGGAAATCTTCGTGCTAAAGCGCGTTTGAGCCTGCTGAAGCGTTGAATTGACTTCTGTAGCAGTTGTACGGCTAGAACTTGGCTGAGAGCCCTGAATGACCTCATCAGCGCCCGTAGCGCGGCGCATACGTTCGAGAATACGCTCTTGTTTGTTATCCAAGTCGCCTGTAAGCTGCGGCCGCTCAATCGCACCAATAGCATTGCGAGGAATCGGGTAAACTGCACCAGGGATAGTCTCGATTTCAGCCGCCAAATCAGAGTATTGTGGGTCAATCCAGTACATTGGAGTGTTCTGATAGGCATTGTTATCAATCTGCATGGCCTCATAGTCGTTCAGCAGCTCAGCATCGTTCATGATAAGGGCCATTTCACCCGTACCTAAGAACTGAGAGCTATCAATGTAGTCACGCAAAATAGCAAATGGCAAAAATGGCTTGATCTGATCAAGCGTTTGGGTACCTGGGATATCTTGACCATCAACATTAGTAACAATCTGCCGCGTCATTTCTTCGCGCTGCGTCCAGGTCGGTTGGTTGTAGATAAATTTCTTCTTGTTACCGATTTCGACTAAACGACCAGTTGGCAAGTGATAGAGTTTAATAACATGAATCTGGTTTTCCATGGCTTTTTCGCCAAGAGTTGAACCCTTAAACATATCCTTAAAGGCTTTGTCCATACCTTTGGTGCCAGCCCCACCTTTAGGCTCTGGTGGGCTATTTTCAAGATCAGTAAGGTCGTAACGTGGCACCCAAGCGTTCTTATCAGCATCGAAGATGCGCTCACTAGCCAAAGTATTTTTATCAGCTAGATATTCATAACCTGCATACTGCGCGGGATTAAGCGTTTGCGTAATACCAGTTGAAGTCGGATCAAAGAAGAAATCACGAAGCGGAACATTGAAAATAAACGGTTCGCCGTCACGCCACTCAACACCCAAAACACCTGTACCGTACAGCAACATGTCGCGTACCCACTCTTGGTTTTTGAGGCCCATCTGGTTACACACCATGTAGTAATCAAGCATGTCATTGAGCACTTGCGTATCTTTGGCTTGCTCTTCATTGGTTTGTACAAAATGAAACTTCGGATAACCCGAAGCAATATTAGCCACCAGCGTTTCGATAATAGTATGGGATTCACGAATAACGGGGTCAGAAATACCCTCATAATTTCGGATGACACGCTTACCACTGTAAACCTTAAAATACTTATCCCAATCGTTACGATAACCGCTATCAATATAGCGCCGAGCATCTTTAAATAGCGCAAGCGCATCCTCTAGGCTTAGATTACCTGGCGTGACGACTTGCTCGATGTGCTGCTCTTGCTGATCGTCTTCGGCTGACTGCTTCGCCGTAGGTTGAGCGCTTGACACCTGGGCGGGCGATTGAGTCGAGGCTGTTTGCGGTGTTGGAGGCATTTTTATTTCTCTTTACTGGTTTACTTATTTTTTCTCTTAACTGGTTGGTGTCTATAGAGTTAAAACCTGCCATTTGCAAGGCGATTGCCTTTGCCATAACAGTATCATCAAATTGTCCTTCTTGAGCATTTGTATAACCCTGATCGTCGATGATGTAGGTTTGACATTCGCTAAGAAAAACAACATCCAAGTCAAGTATATCACCTTCACGAATTGCTTTGCCTAAATTGTTTATGATAACAGGTTTTGTCTTTTTGTCAGTGCGCCAACCCATGACTGCAGTTCGCTCTTGAAAGCGATTCTCTTCATTAGTTTCGCGCATGTACAAATTGGGGTACGACTTGTTACGCAAACTCTGTACAGTCGTCAGGCCGTGGTT